CAGCTTCTAGTGCGCCAATGTCCTTCAATGCTCTGCTAATGATTTCTATTGGCATTACCATGTTGAATCCTTATATTACAAATTTGGCTTGAAAGTTGGTGGTCTCCAAGGCAATGCCAAATCCTGACTGCTTTTTACCGCATTAAACTGTTCCAGTAGCCTTGATTTTATGCTACTTACCCCATTTTTGGTAGTCTCATCATCAATCCAACCAGCAACAGTTTCTTCTGTTACGCCATCCAAAGACTTAGGTTCTTGGAATGTCCAATAGCCCTCAGTTTCAATCGTTATGTCATCAATCAAAGAAGCGTGATATTTAGCCGTGAGTGCATCACCCTCGGTTTTTAGCTCTGTGATTTTCCAGACATATTTCATAATTTAAGTTGTTAAAGAATATTTTGTCATTAACTCAAATGCTTCTTCTGAAGTTATATTTTGAGCAACAACATCATCAACACCATTACCATCACGAATAGCATGAATACAACAAAATACTGTATTTTCTTCTAAAGCCGTAAATTGATGTTTAATTCCTTTTGGTGTAACAATTAAATATGGTGCTTTATATTCTTCTTCACCATTATCATGCACCATTTTTACTGCGCCAGAAGATAACAATGTAATATGGTCAAAAGTATGAACATGGCCTTCATGTGTATCACCAACACGCAAAAAATGATGTAATTTTACAAATACGTTATCTACAATTTTTACATCTGTTAATGGAATATTAGACACGAGCTACCCTTATCGTTGTAATTCTTTCAAGAGCTTTAGGGTCAAACCATATACAAGTTTCTTCATTTAATTGCCAAGCATCATTATTTGGTAATGGTGGTGGAACTGGGGGAATAAATGCGTCTAATCTTGTATCGTAGGTATAACCAATACCAGCATAATTCTTACGAAATGCTGTTCCAATATTGTTTACGCCAGCATAAGTGTTATAACTTGTTCTTTTACATTGTTGATTGCGTATTTCACCATAATACTGTTCCCAATCAATACCATCTTCACCTTCATTTTTACCGACAATGACCTCAGTAACAATATTATTTGAATCTAAAAATGCGTAGTGTGCCATATTATTAAACTGTTACAGTCCCTGTTCCAGCAGTAAATGTATAAATTGTGTTACCACCTGACGTTGTTTTGGTGTAAGTTAAACCAACATCTATTGAAGTCAAATCAGAGTATGTTGATGAGTAAGAAATAATAACAATTCCAGAACCACCAGAACCACCGATAGCAGTATTCTGTCCTGCGCCACCACCGCCACCACCAGTATTGGCTGAGCCATCATTTCCATTTCCACCGCTAATGCCTCCAGAGCCACCACCACCTAAACCACCAACACCAACACGAATTCCAGGAGTTGCTTGTCCAGCACCACCGCCTCCAGCGTAGTAAGTAGATGTTCCAGAAATTGAAGAAGTTAAGCCTATACCACCAATTCCATTAACAGTTGAAGTTGCTGTACCACCTACTGCACCAGCACCACCTCCACCACCAGTAGCATAGTAAGGATAAGATTTTCCGCCAATTATTCCGCCATTAGTTCCGCCATCATTTCCTTGTCCAGATATACCTGTACCACCAGCATAAGTAGTGCTTCCAGAAGCACCACCTCCACCGCCAGAACCACCATTTTTACCTTTACGATTCGGATTAGTTTCAGAGTTATTACCTCCGCCACCACCCCCAGTAGAAGTAATTGATGAAAATACGCTATCTGAACCATTATTACTATTTCCGGGACTTCCGCTAACTCCTGCGCCACCCGCACCAACAGTTATCGTAAATGAACTTCCAATAGATAGTGTTCCAGAACGTAGACCGCCAGCACCACCGCCAGCACCAGAGCCGCCACCAGCACCAGCAACTACTAAATAATTTACGCTTGCAGGAGGGTTAGCACCAGCGCCAGCAGTTAAAAAAGCATTAAATGATGCAAACATTATGGTGTATAACCTTGAGCAATAGAGCCATACCAGTTAGTTCCATCGGCTACAAAAGTAAGAATATCCATCTTGCCAGCAGTAGCAGTAATTGTTGGTGCGCCAGCAGTCCCCCATTTAACACTTGTAAATGTGGCTGTTCCATTACCAGTTGCGGCAGCTTGTTTAAGCAACAAAATAAAAGATTTTCCAGCCGTTGCTGTTGGCATTGTAAAAGTGCAAGCAGTAGAAGCCGTAAGCGTGGCAGTTTGAACTGTTCCGCTAGTCAATGAAATTGTGTTTGTTGTTGTAACTGTTCCAATAGCAACAACGCTTTCAACGTAATTTGTAACTGTTGGATTTGTCAGCGTTTTGTTTGTCAACGTGTCCGTAGTGTCACGGGCAACTAAAGTGTCGCTTGCCGCAGGCACATTTAAGTTAAAAGTGGATGCCGTGTTAGGGCCAACCAAGTTAACTTGACCGCCTAGCGTTGCTTGAAAAACTAATTGACCCATGATATTCCTTTAAGGTGCAATGATTAGCTGAGAAGCGGTCAACGCCCCTGTGCTTGGATTGTATTGAAGTTTTGTTGAACTTACATACTCGGTTGTTAGGTTTCCAGTCGTTTGGTTTGCAAACAATGGATAACGCGTAGCGTTTGTTGTGGTGTCATCTGTCACAGTAGCGTAAGCGGTAGGCGTTGCCCAAATAACTGGTGAACCAGCACCCGCAGAGGTCAATACTTGACCAGAAGAACCAACAGAACTATTAGCCGAAATGGTAGAACTTACAGCTAACGTGGTAAATCCACCAGCGCGAGCCGTTGTTCCACCAATAGCCATGTTGTTTATCGTGCCAGCAGAAGTTGGGTTCATTTCAATGCTACCCGACCCTGACGGATTGATATGCACATGACCCGTACCTGTTGGGCTAATGTCAATTTGAGCATTAGTGCCGTTTAAGTTGGCAGATACATCAATAGTTACATTGCTACCGCCACCACTACCCCATTGGATTTGCGATGTTCCAGAAGCATTACGCAAAGCACCGCCAGCAGAACTTGCTGCATCAAAATAAGGCGAAACAAACTTTGTGTTTGCTGTAACAGTTGTACCTGTAATAGCGGCTGCCGTTGTGCCACCTATTGCTGGTGGTGAAGATAAATTAAGCGTACCGCCAAGGGTTAGGTTTCCTGATGTGGTTACCGCACCAGTTAAAGTGATTCCAGAAACCGTACCCGTACCGCCTACCGATGTAACAGTTCCAGTTGTAGGCGTTGCCCAAGAAGGCACACCAGATGCCAACGTAAGAACCTGCCCATTAGAGCCTGCCACAAGAAGCGTAGTCGTACTGGCGGCAGATTGATATGGAACTGAACCAGCAGCGCCACCCGCGATGTTTGTAGCCGTTGTAGCGGTAGTTGCAGTAGCAGCGTTGCCACCAATAGACAAACCGCTTGCTGTACCTGTTAGGTTTGTGCCTGGGCCACTAAAACTGCTTGATGCCGTAACAGTCGTGCCAGTAACCGCAGCCGCAGTCGTTGCGCCCACAGTTGTGCCGTTAATTGTTCCACCTGTTATCGCCACATTGTTAGCATTTTGGGTTGACATAGTGCCAAGACCAGAAACTGCCGTGTTAGCAATAGCAATGTTTGTGTTTGTTACCGATGTAACTTGACCACTAGCATTAGTGATTAAAACTGGTACTTGTGAAGCAGAACCATAAGTCCCAGCAGTTCCCACAGGCGTAATGCTGAATTGGTAACCAGAAAGGGTTAACCCTGTGCCAGCCGTATAAGTTGAAGCAACCGAAAAGTTAGACCAGTTAACAGCAGTTGTGCCAATAGTACCGCCTGGCTGTGCCGTACAGTACCAAGCCGAGCCAGCCAAAGTGCTACCCGATTCAACAAAAACTATTGCCCCTAGAAGTTCAGTCCAATCGTTTGCATCCGTAGACCGCGCCCAAGCACTAGCAGCAGAGATATAAATGCCGTTTTCAGCAGCCGCAGTTTGGTTCTTTACCAATATGCGAGAGCCAGCGACAGTAGATATGCCATCAAGCGTTTGTATGCCTGTCAGACTGATATTTGCGGTAGTAGCGCATAAAACAGGCTGTTTCCACGATAAGCCCGTAGCGAAATAGTCCAGATATGTCTTGTTGACCACATCATTACCACTAACAGGCGCTACTGATACTGTGGCACTTGTAAACGCAGCCGTAGAAGGCGTTGTAGCCCCTATGGTGGTGCTGTTTATTGTGCTGTTTGTAATGTCTAAGCCAGACTGACTAGGGTTTACGCTTGCATAAAACGGCTGACCCTGACCAATAAAAGTCTGAAAAGTCCCGTCTACCGTGAAGTACGCTTGAACGGGAAGTAGATTTTGTATGACTGAATTGGCAGGGTTAGCCATAACGCCCCTTTAGGATTGGTCAGCGGCAGGAGTTACATACAAAACGCCAGCAGTTCCAGAATTGGATTTAGCTGTCAAATAGTATGGTGCTGTTGGGGTTGCGATGATTACTGGCAAATTCATGGCAGCAGGCAACACAAAGTCACCGTTAGTGCCATCCGTAGGGAATACGGGTGCGCCAGGGTCTGTTAACCCCCATTTTACAGCAATAGGGCTTGCACCCGTGTTGATGAAAGATGTGTAGTTAATCTGGTCATTGGTGTTGCTATTTATCAAAACTGCCGCGTGAGCAGTAGAAGTGACAGATAGCGCTACTGTCTGACCAGCATTTCTTTGGACAGATGATGCAGCCATGATTAGACTACGTTAGCAGGAAACGGAGAATCTTCGCAAGATTTAACGCTTACCAACATAACTGCTGCCGCTTGGGTAACAGAAGCGCCCGTAAGGTTTAGCAAACGAACAATGATTGCGTTATCTGCCGATGTGTATGCGTTACAGATGCCAACGCCAACAGTCATAGCAGCATCGACTTGAACTTGGATTTTGTCCGTAGACTTAACGCCTTGGCAAGCAATGGTGACTTCAGTGGTGGTTGTAGAGAACGTGGTTGCGGGTAGCGTTAGTTGGCAAATAGTATGCGCTATAACATTTCCACGGGAAATAGTGGTTTTTGACATGATATTCCTTTGCAGAATGATTGAATTGTATCTTAAAAGCAGAAAAAGCCACCCCTTGTGAGAGTGGCTTTCCCTTACTTCATACAGTTTTTAACTGTAAACACCAAAGTCAAAGCCGTAGACATAAATGTCCACAGTACCACCAGAAACGGCAGTACCAACTTTAACGTACAGAGTTTGTGCTGTTAGTGCAGTAGCTTTTGTGCCTGCAACCACAGTCGAGTTAGTCACATAAGTTGAACTCGTGTTGCTAGTCAAAGAAGCGTTAGTAACGACTTCAGTACCTGTGCCTGCGGGTGCAGTCCAGATAGCCAAAGCGCCACCAGAAACATCTTTGTTAGCGTTTGTGATTACCACATTCTGAATGTTGTAAGTGCCAAGGTTTTGTGCAGGCAAAGTAACGCTTGAATCGCCAGTA